CACTTCGTGAACTTAGATTAGAAATAGTCAATCAATGCAAAGAGCTAGCCTCTACTAGTGAAATGGGCATGCTTCAATCAAAAGAAGATATCCCGACTGGGACTACCCTTGCACTTTTAGAGACAAATAATCGTATTCAATCAGCAGTTTTACGTTCAATACATGTTTCCTTTACTAGGGAATTACAGCTAATAGATAAGATTTTTAGAAATACTCTCGATACACAAGAGTTTAGCACTGAAAACCAACAAAGATCTATTACTGGAAATGATTTTGCTGAAGAAGTAGTAATCATTCCAATTTCTGATCCATCAATAAACTCCGCTCCTCAAAGAATGATGAAGGCTGATTCAATTTTAAGAACAGCTCTACAAGCACCTGAACTTCATAATCTAAGAGAAGTGTTGAAATTGAACTACGAGGCGCAAGGGATGGCTTCACAAGAGATAGATAAAATCTTAATCCCAGAACCACCTCAAGAAGAAGAAATATTGCCATTAGATCCTGTTAGCGAAAACTTAAACGCTATGAATGATAAGCCTTTAAAAGCGGCTATCTGGCAAGATCACGCAGCTCATAAATTAGTTCATGCAATGTTTGCTGAATCTCACCCTGAGTTTCAACCAAGCATTATGGCGCATATTAAAGAGCATGATGCCTTTGCATATTTAATGGAAATGCAGCAGTTACTTGGTATGGAGCTACCGCCGCTTGAACAAATAGTTGATCCACAAGTTCAAAATACTATTGCCCTGTCTATTGCAGGATCTTTAGAAGATGTACAGGCTAATAAACCTGAACAACAAGAGCCAATCGACCCTAACCAGTTGATATTAGCGGATATTGAGCAAAAACGAGCTGAAATAGAAGCCAGAGAAAGAATGGCAACTCAAAAAACAGAAACAGATATCTTTAAGGCACAACTAGATTTCGAAAAAGAAAAAGCCAAGATTGAATCTAACGAGGATATATCAACTCAAAAAACAGAATCAGAAAGCTTTAAAACTCAATTAGATTTCGAAAAAGAGAAAGCTAAAATTGAGTCATCTGAAGATATAGCCCAACTAAAATCACAAACTGAATTAACTAAACAAGGAGTTTAAAACTATGGAATTTACTAAAAATATGAAAGCTGGTTACCAAGGCAAAAAAGACTCTATGAGAGAGAAGGCTGAAAAGTTACTCAATCATCCAGGTAAAGCAGAGGACGTTTATAAGTCAAAGTCATGCGCTGATAAAAGCAAGATGAGAGCTTACAAAGAAGGTGGTTCTGTCCAAAAGAACACTGCTCAAAAGTTTGCTATGGGCGGTGTGGCTAAGATTAGACACGGGGAAGCAACATCCCAAGGTCTACCAAAATCATTTAAAAAGAAATCTTTGAAAGACATTCTCTAAATGATGCACGGTAGATTAACCGAACAATTAAAAGAAGCAAAACAACAAATAGTGAATTACGTGGCACAAGGTAAGGTTCTAGATTTTGCTTCTTACAGGTTTCTAGTAGGCCAAATCAAAGGCTTACAAGATGCTATTGATATATGCAACGATACATTTAAAAGGAGAAATGATGAGTAAATCTATACAAAAAATTATGGAAGACGATACAGGTATAGACTTCGAGAATTACAACTTAGAGGAAGAAGTAGCCAAATATCAAGGGGATAACCCTAAAGGTTGGCAGGTAGTAATTAGAGTATATGTACCACAGAAAATATCAAAGGTTGGCTCGATATTTCTAGCTGACAACACCGTGGATCAATTAAATAAAGATAACAAGCTTATTAATTTCACAGGCTTGGTGGTCAAGTTGTCAACAGGGGCTTACAAGGATGATCGTTACAAGTTAACTGGTCCTTATTGCAAAGTAGGAGATTGGGTTATGTTCCCAAGAGCGCACGGGACTACTTATTCATATAACGGCCTTACTACGATAACTCTTAATGAAGATGCTGTCCTTAAAGTAATAGATGATCCTAGATCGATTGCTAGAATTTCAGTTTAAATAAAAGGATTAAATGAATGACAAATAATAATGACGTTGCAGCTGATCTAGATAATAGTTTAGAAGACGCTAGCGGTTTAGTTGAAATACAACAGGCCTTAGAAGAAATAGAAAGATTAAAGAATGAAGATGAAGAAGTTCAGTCTGAAGAAGACCCCCAAGAGGGAGAAGAAGATTTTCCAGAAGAAGAAGCTGGGGAGTCTACGGAAGGAGAAGTTTCTCTCGAGAGAGGAGAAGAAGACAAAGATTTAGAAGATGATGCCTCAAAAAAAGAGCCTCAAAAATTAGACAAAATATGGAAAATAAAAAGAAGTAGGTATAAAGCATTAGCCGAAAAAAGAATTGCTTTAGAAGAAAATGCAAGGCTAAAGGAAATGCTGGCAGAGTCTTTAGATTCAGGTACATACCACTATGGTAAAACTACTTATTCTGAATTAGAAAAAGCTAAAGAGCATAAAAAAAGAGCAATAGAAGAAGGCGATATAGATGCTTTAATTGAAGCCGATATGGCATTAACTAGAGCGGCAAATAATGTTAATGAACTTGAAAAATGGCAATCTTCATCATCTCAAAATTCTTCACAAGTTAATAACGAACCTGCTCCTGAAGCGCATGACGAGATTGAACAAGCAATAGCTACGGATTGGCTTGATAATCATACTTATCTACAACCAGACTCTCGTGAATATAACCCTGAATTAGCGAGTGAAGTCTCTCAGTTTATTAAGCATTTAGATGGGGCTTTAGTTAAGAATGGCCAGCAAGATGCTTATTTTTCCGAAGAATATTTTGAAGAAATAGATAAATATATTGGGGAGGTTAACAATAGAATCCATGCTGGGAGCAAAAACAAGGCTCAAAAAAATGCAAAAAATTTAGAGTCAGCCGCTCATATTGGAAGCGTTAGAAACTCTTATAGCTCATCGCCTAGTAGCAAGACTCCTTCTTCAAGGCAGTTAATACTCAGTGCTGATGAAAAAAGGATGTGTGCCAACGCTGGTATTACAGAGAAGGATTGGCTTAGATATAAATTAGAAGATTTAAAAAAAGGTAAATAATTATGACTACATCACGTACTACTAGAGAAGCTGAAAAAAGATCTCATGAAATGTTAGAAACTTACGACCTGGATTATGCCAATCCTTTATCTCTGCCAGCTGGCGTAGAAAAAGAAGGGTATGTTTATCACTGGGCTAGAAAAGATATCAGGGGGGAAAGCGATTACAGAATAGAGGTGTTAACTTCTCAAGGATGGACTCCAGTCCCCGCAGATAGAATGAACAAGGCATTTATAGATCCACTAGGACGCAATCCTCATGCTGATAAGTTTTCGGTATTTAAAGATGTCCTTTTAATGGAACGCCCCGCTGAGTATTCAAAAAGAGCAACAGCTAGATTTAATGCCCATAATGAAAACAAATTGAAGTCATTACAAGGGGTATCTAACGATATGGGCGGTTTTGCAAGACCTCTAAACTCAATTAATAGCTTTTCTTAATTCAAATAAATATTACTTATGGCACAAAGTTCATATCAAGCACTTAACTTAAACGGCGACATAATATTATCATGGCCTTTTTCCTTTCAAGGGGGAGAGGTGGTTGCTGATATCAACAATGTATCTACATTGCAAATTCAGATACCATGTTATGGAGCGACTACTGGTGATTTAGGTGCTATTTACAATAATGGAACTTTGGGAGTTGGGGCGACTTTAACTAACAATGGTGCATTTGCTATATTTGCTGTTGATGGCTTAACTCCAGGATTAGGATCAAGGATACTTGTGAAAAATCAAAGTCCGCTAAGTAATACGAATGGAATATATACAGTAACCACAGTTGGCGATGGTGTTTCTATTAATTGGGTATTAACTCGTGCTACTAATTATGATACTCCCGCAGAAATGCAGAAGGGGGATTTTGTAGAAGTAACGGATGGTACAATTAATTCCGATAGTAAGTGGGTTCAGAGTACAGGCATTATTTCAGTTGGTATAAGTTCCCCTAACTTTATTCAAAGAGATAATGGCTGGTCAATTACTTTGCCAAATGCAACTCTAGCAACTCCTGGGCAAAACATCCAATATAATAATATTGGCTTATTTCCTTTTCAAATACTAGCAAATGATGGGCTATTGCTTATCGCAGATGTTTTGCCTGGAGATATATATTATTTGTATCTAAATAATAATTCGACATCAAATGGAAGCTGGAATCCTATCCGTCTTACGGATGGCTCAACTGGCATAAATTCAGTGGCAGCTCAAAGCAGCGATAGTTCAATAGAGATTAGTGGCAGTCCTCTATCTCCTCCTGGTGGAATAATGGATTTTAAATTACCTACTTCTGTTTTTAATCTAAATAATGTTAATACAACAGGTTTTTCAGTTATAACCTCAACTGCCCCACAAACATGGACTACTAGAGAAGTTCTAGGTGGGACTAATATTAATATTAGTGATGGGGATGGTGTAGCTACAAACCCAGTTATTAATTTAGATACAGCTATCGATATTACCTCAATCGCTCTTACTGCAGGTATTAGTTTAAACGGTGATACAATTAGTAATAGCATTGACAATGATATTAATATAACTACCACTGGCACTGGCGAGGTGTTTATTAATGGTCTTTCAATCGATGCAACTGGTACTTTATCTGGTGTATCTACCCCTCGAGTATATTTCACTTTTACGGATACCCTAGTGCCTCTTAGTAATGTAATTGATATACAAGATCAATCGCAGGTCGATACGATCACTGGCTCTGGCGGTGTGTATACTATCAACTTTAGCACAACACTTGCTTCTACGAATTATGGGGTATTGCTAGGATTAGGAAGCACTGGTGGTCCTACACCATTTGTCTCTCATGCGTTTTGGACTTTAAAAACTACTACTTCAGTTTCTATCGCAATTGTTGATGCTAGTGGAGTATTAGTACAATCAGTTCCTAACGGGATAACGGGTATGATAATGTTATCTGCTTAAGTTTTACAAAATATGTAAAAGTATGATATAATGTAAAAATCAGTAGAAAAAGACTTTGTCTACTACGCAGTTTCTGTGAAACTTAAAATCGCATTTTTGCTACTTTTATACAAAGTAACTTGTCATACGAGACATTAAAACGTCATAATCGGGTCTAAACATCTCCGCCTAAATATCATATTCCATTAATAGTTTCTACGAACTTTAAAATCGTATTTGGTTTCAAAAGTCTGTCCTTAAAGATTTTAATTTATTTTTTTAATAATTAGATCATAAGAGGATTTTTATGGCATACGGAACTAACGCACCTTTTGGGTTGCGCCCTCTTTCTTCCATCAGTGGCGGAAGTTGGACAGAAAAAGTTAACGAATATTTTATTTACGCAGATGCGGCTGGAACCACTACTTACGGAACTAGTATATTTACTGGCGATCCAGTAATTTTTAATCCAGTAGCTGCAACTACTTTAGCAGGAGCACCTACTATTGCTCGTTATCCTATTGATACTGCAACAGTGGTAAATGAAATTACTCCTGTATTAGGTGTTTTTGTAGGATGTGAATATCTATCTACAGTAACTGGCACAAATAATTTAATCAAATCTCCTTATTGGCCCGCTAATGCAAGCGTAGTACCAGGTAGTAAGATTAAAGCATTTGTTATTGATGATCCAGATGTTGTTTACGATATTCAAGTGTCTACTGCAACTAACGTTTTAGATGATGCTAAATTTAGTACAGATGCTACGACAAATGCATTCTTTACGCAAAACTTCGCATTTGGACTTGGCGCAGGTGGTGCAAATTTAGTTCCTGAGAACCCAGCTACTGGTGATACTAGAACTGGTCAATCTGGGGTTTATCTAAATATTGTTGGCACAACTGCTACAAATCGTGTGGCCGCAACATTACCTTTAAAAACAATAGGACTAACTTCTGATCCAGCAAATGAATTTTTAGATGCAGCTGGAGCGGTGAGACCGTTTTTAAATATGCGTGTAACAATTAATAACCATATATCACGTGTAGGTAATTTAGGTATTACACCTGCTTAACAATAGAATAAATAAAGGAAAATATTATGATTAATACAGGTCAAATCGCTCAGTTACTACGCCCAGGTTTAAAGGCAGTTTTTGGGCAATATCCAACATATCCTGAACAATGGACAGAGATATTTAAAACTTACCAATCTGATAAATATCAAGAAATCGAAGTTGAGATGAAATATCTTGGCGCAGCTGATATTAAGGCAGAAGGAGCACCTATTGCTACTGATTCAATGGGGCAAAGAGTGGTAACAAACTATATTCACAAACGTGTGGGTCTTAGCTTTACGATCACTAAAGAAGCAGTTGAAGATAACTTATATCAAAACCAGTTTCCTCAACAAGCTGTTTCACTTAGAAATTCACTACGTATAACCAAGAATATTCTAGGCGCAAACGTGCTAAACAATGCTTTTAATCCAGCCTACCCTATTGGCGATGGTCAATCAGTATGTTCAACAACTCATCCAATTGATGGAGGAACTTTTTCAAACTCCTTAGCTGGTGGTGCTACAGTTGATTTCAGTGAAGCGGGTGTAGAACAAGCTATTATTCAGATACAAAAATTCCCAATGCAAAGCGGAATCTTGTCTCAAACAATGGCTAAAAAACTAATATTACCTCGTGAGTTGCAATTTGCAGCATCAAGACTTCTAAACTCTGCATTCCGTGTAGATGTGGCGAACAATGATATAAACGCTTTATATCATAATGATTATATTCCTGATGGATATAAAATTAATCAGTTCCTTACAGCACCTAATGCTTGGTTTATTATTACTGATGCAGAAGATGGATTGAAACATTTCCAAAGAACAGCCGTTGAAACCGATACTTATGTCGATTATCCAACAGATAATGTTATGGCTAAGGCTACTGAAAGATATTCTTTTGGTGTGTCTAATCCTCGTGGGATTTTCGGTTCACCTGGGGTTTAATAATTAAGCACAAATAAGCTTGGATGAAATAATTCCAAGCTTATTTGAAAGCTTTTAATATAGTGGGATCAAATGGCGATATTTACAAAATTAACATGGTCAGTACAAGATTTGTTGGCTGTATCCGCTTTACAGGATGTCGGAGTAGCTGGACCTTTATTGTTAAATGGAACACTCTTTGATTCTAGCATTCCCGATCAAATTTCTTTTATAAGCAATAAAGTAATAAGATCTGTATCGCTTACTTCTGTTAATAATTTAAGTTTGACAAATTTTGTGGTTACTGGGCTGCAAAATGGAGCGTATGTATCTGAGACGGTGAGTGGTCCTAACAACAACACAGTCTATGGGACGAAATATTACGATACAATTACATCAGTAGTAGCTAGTACAGCCGTAAATGGTATTCAAGTTGGTACTGGTGATGCGGGTTTTTTACCATTAATAGCGATCAGTACTAATTCACTTAGTACTAATTACTCAACATCGGTATTATTACCAGCTGGCTCAGGGGTTACTTATTCAATGCTTCAAACGCTAGATCAAATTAACACTAATTTTATTCCTTTTTTGAATCAGGCAGATAAGTTATTTCCAGCTTTCGGACTTACTAATGAGACCACTTCGCAAATAGCTAATTCATTGTTAATCATTAATTTTGTTATATTACAAGTTAACAGTTCAGCTAACCCTATTACAGATACTTTTGAATTTATACTTTTACAGGAATAATATATGTCTAGATACTTAAAATACACATTTCCCGCAGTTGATACCGCAGCTATATCATTAATCCAGACGTTAGCTGGGGGTGGTGATCTTGCTTTAAACGGCACGCTTGTTGATTCAACTGGGAGCGAAGTTTCTTTTATAACGAATGGATATAGTCGGACAGTTTCTATAACTTCCGCTAATGACTTAAGTCTGGCAACATTTACTGTTACTGGTACTCAAAATGGAGTTATTGTAACAGAAGCTATAGTTGGTCCTACCGCTGGTGTAACAATCACAGGAGACCTATCTTTTGATGTTGTTACATCTGTCTCAGTAGATATTGCCGTAGCCGCTGTTAGTGTTGGGAGCGGCCTAGATGGGTTCTTTAGATTAATTACCATCGACCCTAATATGGGCAGTTTGAATTATAGCTTCAGCTTGGCTAATGATAATGCTCTTAATGAAATATCGACAACCATTTATGGTACTCATGACAAGTTAGAATTTAATAATCTTACTTATGAAGATAATGTAGATGGTAACAATTTTTTGTTTCCAGTAAAAACCGTTTCCGCACCTACTAATTTTGTATTTCCTACCCCAGTAGCAGCGACTCTATCTTCATATATGCCTTTGTATAGATCGTTATTAATAGAGCTTACTGGTGCTGCTGGTACTGAGGCTACGAGCATAACATTAATATTTATACAAATTTAAGGAGAGCGTTATTATGCATAGTAGAGCAAAAAGAGAAGTCATGAGCAAAATGACAAAAAAAAAGGCGGGAAACTGGATTAAAGACGCTATAAATCCTGATAAAAAGGGGTCTCTCCATAAAACTTTAGGAGTTCCTGAGGGGAAAAAAATCCCTAAAGAAAAGTTGGAAAAAGCGACTTGTTCTAAAAGTCGCCTGACTAGAAAAAGAGCAAATTTAGCTGAGACATTAAAGGGTTTTAGACATTAATAATAATTTAAAAGAGATGTTTCAATGCCTTCTACCTCTAATACTTTTAATTTTCAGTCTATTCAAGTTGAACTTCTTATAAGAGAAGCCTTTGAAAGAATAGGAATTTTAGGGGACTTTGTAGAGCCAGTAAAACTAGATTCCGCCAAAAGAAGTATTAATTTATTACTTCTTGATTGGATGAGCAAATCTATTAATTTATGGACATTACAAGGAGCATATTTACCCCTTGTTACTGGTCAAAGACAATATTTTTTACCTAACACTGTGAGTGATGTTATTCAAGCAAACCTTAGAACGTCGACACGTCAGCTTAATGGTACTGCTGGTACTAGTGATGGAGGTGTAGCAATAAATGCTTTTGATGGTGATCCAACTACTTCATGCATTCAAGTAGGGGTAGATGGTAATATTTCCTATGATTATGGAGTTGGCGCAACTCAACAAATCAACTTTATTGGCATTCAATCGAACACCACTACTTTATACACAATTTATGTGGATAGTTCGGTGGATAACATTAATTGGACTACTTTGTTTGCAGTGCCTGCGCAAGTTTTTACTGCTGGGGTTATTATATGGGCAGATGTACCTACTCCTGTTAATACAAGGTCTTATAGAATTAGAGAAGGTGGTGGCCAGACTCTTGATATTCAAGAAATATATTTTAACAATAATGTCTTAGATTATGCGATTTCAGATGTAAGCAAGTATGAATATAATACTTACCCAAATAAATATTTAAAAGGCCGTCCTACTATTTATTATTTAGATCGTCAGGCTTCTGAACCTATTATTAATTTATGGCCTACTCCTTCAAATCAATATAACTGTCTTTTTTATTCATATAAAAAAATGATGCAAGATGCTGGTTTATATACTAATGCTCTTGAGATTCCTTCTATATTCTATCCTGCTTTAGTTTGGGGGTTAAGCTGGCAGTTAGCTTTAAAGTTCAATCCTAAGTTAGTCGAAATGTTAAAGGGTGAATATGAGCAAGCATTTGCTATTGCTACAAAAGAAGATTCTGAAAATGTGCCTATACGTATTACAGGCGATGCTAATTATTATCTTGAATAGGAGAAGAAATGAGTTGGGTAAATAAATGGAAAGGGAAGTATGTAACTATAGACCCGAATAATCCATCTGCTCTTGGTGTTTGTGATGAAAGCGGTTTTACCTTCAATCACAAGGACTTAGTTAAACAAATGGAATGGAGAGGTGATGCTCTTATTTGGACTGGTTTCATGGTAGGAAAGCCATATTTAGATGTTCCTAATGAGCAAACAAGGCCACCTCTAGTAAAAGATGACCCACGTCCTGTTTTAAATCCAAGATTGCCTATGGATTATACCGATCCTGAGTCTAATCCAGTGTTATCAAATACGCAGCTTACAGCAAAATTAAATAATATACACTGGGGAAATTAATGAGTGATCCGAATACATTACGAATATTAGAAATAGATGGCGGCGGAGAGAGAGGATACTTGTCTCTTAAATTCTTGCAGCAGTTTCTTAATCAATGGCTTGGAGCGGGTGTTACAAACATAGCTCCTTATTTTGATGTTATTTGTGGTACTTCTATAGGAGGGCTATTAGCTCTTAACCTAGCGTCAGGAGTAAATCCATATACTCTTGATCCCTTTTTTACCGTGCAAGGAAAACAATTATTTAGTACGAACGGAGTTGATTCAAATAGAGCAACTACTGTTGACAAGGTATTATCTCTTTCGGTTACTGGAGTGCCTTTTTATTCCACTCAAGGAACGGCCGCCGCTTATGGTTCAAATTTATTGGTCAGTGAAGTTCAATCAATATTTGGTGCAAATACAATGCAGTCCTTGCAAACGAATGTGGTGATACCTACTTACAAAGCTGATTTAAGGGGCGATAATACAATAAAATCAGGTGTGTATACTTTATGTTCTAATGTTAATACACCTGGATTCGTAGGTCAAAATGAGTTAATTAGCGAGGTGGCCTTAGCTACGTCAGCTGCCCCTTTCTATTTGCCATCAAGAGTTATAACAAGTGCTAATCCTTTAGACCCTACTTATTTAGATGGTAGATATCTTGATGGAGGTGTATATGCAAATAATCCAGCTACATTTGGCAGGAATTTAGCACAGATATTAAAACCTAACGCAAATAGAGTCTGTGTATTATCAATAGGGACTGGCCTTGGTGAAATGGGGTTTGATGACCCTACACCAAGTGGTCTAGCAGCAGATCAAGATCCTTTAGTTAGTATTACTAATTTATTTGGATTATTTGACGTGGCTTCTGCAGGAGGACAAGAAGGCGTTGCTAAAAGTTTGTTTTTAGAGTCTCAATACACATTATCTAAATTATTTTATTATCGTTTTCAGCCAGTTTTAGACCCCGCTTTAGATACAGAGCTTGATAATACTGATGATAGTATACTTACATATTACGCAGATACTGCTGCTGATTATTATAGCAATGATTTAGATAATATAACTACATTTATAGGTCATTTGAGCGCATGATAAGAGGATTTGATGTATTACATAATTTTATTTCGCCAGTAACTGGTAGAATACTCGCTACTGAGAATTATGTATTAGTTGGGAACACTTCAGGTATTGCTGTTCCTGCTCCCGATTTAATTGATTTAAGATTGGATTTAATCAATTTAAGGGGTGATTTTGATATAGCATCTTCTGCATCATATATTATAGGGGTACCTAATGCTAAATTACCTAATGCTCAAGTATTAAATTCCTTACCTAATGGTTTTATATTTAATACAGTTGGAGTTGTAAGCACTTTTATTATTATCCCTATTGAATCACTACCAGACCTTGCTGAAAATAATATATGGATAGGTGATGCAATGAATCGCCCAACTCCTACTTCGACTATAGCTATAGGGAATTTACCAGACCTTGCTGAAAATAATATATGGATAGGTGATGCAATGAATCGCCCAACTCCTACTTCGACTATAGCTATAGGGAATTTACCAGACCTTGCTGAAAATAATATATGGTTAGGTGATGCAATGAATCGTCCAACTCCTACTTCGACTATAGCTATAGGGAATTTACCAGACCTTGCTGAAAATAATATATGGTTAGGTGATGCAATGAATCGTCCAACTCCTACTTCGACTATAGCTATAGGGAATTTACCAGAACTAACAGAAAATAATATATGGGTGGGTAATGCAATTAATCGCCCCGTCGAAAGTTCTAATTTTGTCAAAGGTCCAATAGTCTCGCTGGCTGATACTGTTGCATTATGGGATGGTATAACTGGTAGATTGCTCAAAAATAGTGGTTTTTCTATTGCTCAATTAGAAGCGTTAGCCGCAGAAGCTTCTGCAGCAGCAGCTAACGCTAGTGGGTCAGCAGCAGCAGCTGCAGCATCTGCCGCAGCTGCCGCACTATCAGCTATTGCTGCTGCTATTTCTGCTTTAGGAGGCGGAAAGGGAGAAAAAGGTGATGCAGGTGATGCAGGACGCACTGGCTCAACGGGGGCTCCTGGAGCAATAGGCGATAATGGCTTAACTGGTGCTGCTGGTGCTGCTGGTGCTTCAGGAAAAACTACCACTGTAATAAACTCGAATCTTAATATTACAGGAGGTAGAATACAAAATTTAGCTCCTTCTCCCAGTGCGGATTTTGACGCCGTTAGTGCTAAATGGGTTTGGGATTTACTTAATGATAATGTTGAAATAAAATGGGAGTAATATTATGCCAATGAGCGTTATAACTGTAGCAGGGATTAACCCTATTCTAAATATTTTAGGAGCTACGCAACAATTTAATTATACACAACAACTATCTGCCTTGCAGATAACTAATAGCTTCATTCCTAGCCTTGGTATTCCAGCTCAATTTGATATGGAATATAGAAACAATATGTTATCTGGTTTTAGATGGACACATACAACGACTGATACCGATACGCATGGATCTTTAACTCTTCAAAGTTTTGTGAATTCCCAGTCTACTGGTATTGATATTATAACTTATACGGCAAATGGAGGCATTAATATTTTTGCCCCCATATCAAGTAATCTCAATTTAGGTAATAATAAAATTACTAATTTAGCAACTCCTATGATAGCAACGGATGCTGTTACAAAAGGTTATGCAGACTCTCTAGCAAGCGGTGTCGTTACGCTAACAGAAGATGTTACAGGTGCGGGAAATGTTGGTACGAATATAATAACGACTATAGCTAATACAGCAGTAACGTCTGGCTCTTATACATACGCAAGTTTTACGGTAAATTCTCAAGGACGACTTACAGCAGCGTCAAATGGAAACACTCCTTTATTGGCTACAAACAATTTATTTGATTTAGCAAATGCAGCTACTGCGAGAACCAATTTAGGGTTAACAAATATCGCTACTCAAAGCGTAACGCAAGGCTCTGTCTTAATAGGTGCAACATTAAATTCTATTACTTCACAAACTCTTACTGATGGCCAGTTATTAATCGGTTCGACAGGAGCCAATCCAGTATCAGCCGTTCCGACTAATGGTACTAATATAAGTTGGAGCGCTGGAGTTGGAAGTCTAATAGCTAATTTAACAGGTCAAGTGAATGTAGTTAATGGAGGGACGGGGGTAGCTAGCACAACGGCTTACGGAATTTTATGCGGTGGAACTTTAGCAACAAATAATTTTCAAAATGCAGGGACAGGAACTACAGGGGCGCGTCTTAAATCAAATGGGTCTTCGGCATTACCTAGCTGGGAGTCTAATGCTTATGGTTATATATATATATCATCAAATGTTGCTATAACAACGCTTACTACTTCAGGTACTTACGTTAAGGTTATAGCAGCGACTACCTCAGGTATTAGTAATTTGTTTGTATTGACTTCAAATAGAATGCAATATACTGGAGTCGATCCAATTAATGTCTCTATAAATGTTAATTTAGATTATATTTTATCGGGTGGCGGAACAGTTGTAAGCTTAGTAATATCTAAAAATGCTATAAGTACCCCCTTAAATATTAGCGCACCGATCTCAAGTTCTTCTAGTTCTAGCCCTAATAGCGTTGCTGTATCTTGTTTAACTTCGTTAGTAACTAATGATTATGTTGAGATATGGGTTACGTGCGGTGCTAATAATCGTGATTTTACCGCCAATAACATGAATTTTGTAGTAAGCACACTTTAGTATAATATTATTGTAGAATAGAAAGATGTGCTATACTAGTAATAATTCAATAGTTTCTACGAAACTTAAAATCGTATCTTTGGTTATATAGTTCTTGTCCATAAAAGAATTTCAGATTTATTAAAAAATCCTAGGAATAATTTTATGCCAAAAGCACCAATAACAACCTTTTCAAGCGTAGTAATCAAGGAAAGCCCTACCAACACAAACAACGGACTTTACACTCCTGAGTTAACGCAAGAACAAATAGATAAAATACCGCAAAATGCGCTTAAAAATGGGGCAATTGTATATAATACTACCGACGATAATTTTCAAATTTATGAACAGAATGACTGGGAAATTATTAATACAAGTGAGGGAGACGTAAGTGGTCCTAATTTTTCTGTTGTCGACAATATAGCAACCTTTTCCAATACTGCTGGCTCAGAAATAGAAGACAGCGGTGTATCTATTACTCGAGTGCCAGCCTTACTACTTGCGAACAAATTTAGAACCAAGAAAGTAAAAGCCCCGTTAGTTGATATTAATGAGATAGGTAATTTAGGACACTTAAAGTTTGTTAATGACATAGGGTTGATTTTCGTTGATGGATTAATGCCAGTCGAATTTATAGTAAATGACTTTGGGTTAGATTCTCAAGTTTCCTCTTTATTTACAGGCGGACTGCCTAGCTCCTCTACTACGCCGTCAGCGTTAGTTGAGTTACAAACGACAACAGGTGCTTTATTATTATCTAGGTTAACAACAGCGGAAAGAGACGATGTAGATTTCTTTCCAACTCCAGGCATGATTTTATATAATATTGACACCAATAAATTTAACTTACGTGATAATTTGAGTTGGAAGGAAGTAGGAGATGTATTTGGGGCGGGTAGCTCTACATTAAATAATATAGCTAGTTTTTCAGATGCTACAGGTAAAGCTCTTAAAGATAGCGGAATAGACGCTACAACTATTTATTATCCAGGAAATCCTACTTATTTTATAGATACCTATTCAACAACTAATAATTTTTTTGCTGGAACTAATGCAGGTAATAATACCATGAGCGGTGTTAATAATGTTAGTATTGGAGGAGATTCTTTAACATCTAACACGACTGGATCACAGAACCTAGCCGTAGGAGTATCCTCTTTAACATCTAACACGACTGGATCACAGAACCTAGCCGTAGGACAATTATCTTTATTTTCTAACACGACTGGCTTTAACAACCTAGCCGTAGGACAATCCTCTTTATATTCTAACACGACTGGATCACAGAACCTAGCCGTAGGAGTATCCTCTTTAAGATCTAACACAACTGCCTTTAACAACCTAGCCGTAGGAGTATTCTCTTTATATTCTAACACGACTGGATCACAGAACCTAGCCGTAGGAGTATCCTCTTTAACATCTAACACGACTGGATCACAGAACCTAGCCGTAGGACAATCCTCTTTAAGATCTAACACAACTGCCTTTAACAACCTAGCCGTAGGACAATCCTCTTTATATTCTAACACGACTGGATCACAGAACCTAGCCGTAGGACAATTATCTTTATTTTCTAACACGACTGGCTCAAACAACCTAGCCGTAGGACAATCCTCTTTAAGATCTAACACAACTGCCTTTAACAACCTAGCCGTAGGAGCATCCTCTTTATATTCTAACACGACTGGATCACAGAACCTAGCCGTAGGACAATCCTCTTTATTTTCTAACACGACTGGATCAAACAACCTAGCCGTAGGAGAATTATCTTTATATTCTAACACGACTGGATCACAGAACCTAGCCGTAGGAGTATCCTCTTTAAGATCTAACACAACTGCCTTTAACAACCTAGCCGTAGGACAATCCTCTTTATATTCTAACACGACTGGATCACAGAACCTAGCCGTAGGAGTATCCTCTTTAACATCTAACACGACTGGCTTTAACAACCTAGCCGTAGGAGCATCCTCTTTATTTTCTAACACGACTGGCTTTCACAACCTAGCCGTAGGAGTATCCTCTTTAAGATCTAACACAACTGCCTTTAACAACCTAGCCGTAGGAGCATCCTCTTTATTTTCTAACACGACTGGATCACAGAACCTAGCCGTAGGAGAATTATCTTTATATTCTAACACGACTGGATCACAGAACCTAGCCGTAGGACAATTATCTTTATTTTCTAACACTGGATCAGGCAACGTGGGTTTAGGTTACAACTCAGCGTCGTTTTTTTCTTATACTAATTGTTTATTTCTAGGTTACGATACGGACGCTTTATCTAGTGGTCTTACAAATGCCGCAGCTATTGGATACAATGCAAAAGTAGGTAGTTCTAACTCTATTGTCTTAGGATCAAACTGCTTTGTGGGAATAGGAAAATCATCTCCCGCTTATTCTTTGCATTTAGGTACTGACAATTCTAGCATTCCATTAATTTATATTACAAGTTCTTCCGTTCCAGCAGCTCCTGGTGTTGTCAATGATGGGATATTTTCTGTTACAAGTGGATTACCAAAATTCACCAGTGGAACGTCTTCTCATACAGGTACTTTAGTGACAGCAACTACTAACCTCACTTCAGGAACGGCTACACTAGATGGTACTACTGGGATTACAGTTGCTACAGGGGCAATCACTACTTCATCTACAGTACTCGTAACTAGAAATAGTGGAGCTGCATTACCTTCTCTTTTGAATGTTGGTACAACAATAGTTGGATCAATAATTAATGGGACAAGTTTTACAGTTTATTCAACGAATGGGCTTGATACTACAGCTACAGTGAATTGGATGATTATAAATGCATAAAATCAACAAATTAAAAAATCTATGTTATAATAATAAAATTAATAATAAAAGAGAGATCTAAATAATGAATCAAGAAGAATTACTAGAATATTTGAAGAACGAATTGCTTCGTTATAACGGATTAATTGCACAAGAGGAGCAGTTGCAACTTAGTATAGATCAAGCAATTCTTATGCAAGAACAAAATATAGCCGTACTTAGAGAACAAATAATAACTTCTCAAGAAGCTATTGCAACATGTCGAAAAGAAGAAGTTTACGTAAATGAGCTTATCGTAATAGTTGAAGAAACGATTCCAAAATTATAAATAGGAAATTATATGAATAATATTGAAACACTTATAGAAGAGCAAAAAAAAAGAAGCATTATGGTTAATAGTTTAGCTATTGATTTACAATTCATTCAATCATTAACTGCTCAAATTTTTAGTGCAAATGCACCCTCACTTCCTGAATATAAAAATGGCTGTACAGCTTTAAGAAATCTTTGTGATAAAGTAGACGTATCACTAAAGGAATTAAAAGCAATAGTTCCAGTTCCAGAAAGTAATGACGGCTTGGTGGAATAAATAATTTATGGGAATTTTTGTAGATTATCCGAGTAATCCTTTCGCTAGTGTAAGTGAAACGCCAACAACTATTTTAGTGGCTGATGCTAATACATTATTAGTTAACGGATTAATAGTTTGTAATAGGGGGGTTCAGGATATTCGATTTAATTTAAAAAAAATCAGGACGCAAATTTCCCCAGTTGAGATATATTACATTAATGAATTTGAGATAGAGGGGCATGAAACTGTAGACGTTATAGCAAGATTAGGGCTACAAATCTTTCTTGAATATAGTGCCAATCCAAGTGTAGTCGATAGTCTAGAGTGTTTTACTAACGGCTACACACAAATAGTTGATTTAGACATCAGCTATACTAGACTTAATGAACTACCCTTAGCAATCTGAGTTTCTACGAAACTTAAAATCGTATCTGGTTACTTATTCTTGTCCATAAAAGAATCTTAATAGTTTTATTTAAAAAATTAAAAGAGAATTTTATGACAGTCCCAGCAATAACACGTATCAATGGCGGCCTTGAAGTGGTCGCAAAATCTTCAGCTACTACCAATAATGGTTTCTATGCACCGCAGTTAACTACGGTTCAAAGAGACGCTATTACGGCTTCTAATGGAGCTATCATATACAATACAGACACGCTCTTATTTCAAGTTCGCCAAAACGCCACTTGGAATACTCTAACTAGTAGCTCAACAGCTATTGGAACAGGTCTTGTAGCTGGAAGCTCTCCAGTTCTAATCCCAAGTGGAACTGAGGCGGCTGTTGAAGTAGCAGCAAACGAAGTAAATGGCTTTACGTATTACGACACGACAAACAATGTACTCACAGCTCGTATTGATGGTGCTTGGGTTGTGATAGCAACCGTTTAAAAGGTAAAACATGAGCAAAATTATATTATTTATCGTTATCTCTCTTTCTCTTTCCTCCTGTTCAATGGGAAGGTTAGAGATAGACGATGATAGAATAACCAACTGTAAAGAAGTAGATTAATGAATCCAGCGATTGCAAATTATATAGAAAATCAGCAGCAGTCAAATCAGACGCCTGATATGGAACAAGCTCAAGTGCCTCAACAGGCTTATAATCCTTATGATGCTGGTATTAATAGAGCCATCTCAAGCGCACGTGAGTCGCTTGGGATGACTGATAAACAGCAGGACAAAGCCTTCAGGCGTTCAATGGCAGCTTTTGGTAATAATATAGCCCAACAGCCTAAACAAAAAGGGTTTTTGAACAATTTAGGTTTGTTTGGCAGAGCTTTATCACCAGCAATTCAAGAGTATGATAATGCAGAAGATGCTGCGCTTACTCAAAATAACGCCATTGCTAATCAAATACTCGCTCATCAAGCGGCGGAAGATAGAAGACTTGGGCAAGATGAGGAGAAGGCGTGGAGAAGGGGCATGGCTGAAAAACAGCATGCTGAGCAGGTACGCTATCATAATATGGGTAATTCTAGAGGTACTGGAAACTCTGGGGGTGATGACGGGTTAGTAAACATCGAAGGTCGCTCTTTCCGTCCTTTAGATAAAATAGAACAGAGGCAGGCTAATAAATTCAAAAAAAGCGCAGGTAATACCTACTTAGCCGTTAAAGAAATAAATAAAAGCTGGGATAAACTAAAGGGATTGACCGAGAAGAATAGTTTTCAACCAATCGGGGGTTATTCAGGCCTAGCTAATCCAGCGAAGGATTTCTTTGGCAAATTTAGTAATAATAAAGACCTTCAAAAGGAAACTGCGGCTAGAAAGGATTTGGGCGCAAAGATGGGTAATCTAACCGCCACTTTAGAAGCTATAAAAGCTGGTGGTGGTAAATTAGGTCAGGGTATGTACGATCGATTAAAGCCGAATTTCCCTGATATGAAAAATGACGACCTTGAAACCATGAAGGAAAAGATGTCGTCTATCACCAAAGAGATGGATACTTACTACAAAGCTGCACAATTAAGTTCTGATTTAGGAATCGCTATTGATGCTAACGATATAGACGAAATGGAAATGGAAGCGGCTAACCTACAAAATGCCGCAGGCGAAGCTGATCAAAATTCTATATTAATGCAGGATCAAAACGGTGAACAATATTCCATTCCTAGGAATGAGGTTGAGGGAGCTATTAATGATGGTTTTACTCCTATAGGGGAAAATGAATAAATACGATAAATATAAAATTCAACCTTCTCAAGAATCCCCTGTAAACAAATGGGATAAGTATAAAATAACGTCTTCTCCAGAGGAAACTGGCGATTCTTGGCCTGCATTAATTGGCAAATCTGCTTTAAAAGTAGCGGGTGATATTGCTGATTTACCAGGTCTAGCTGTTCAAGGATTAGAAGGATTGGCTAGAGGCCAAGCCGAATCACAGCGGAGAAAGTTTGCATTAATGGGATATCCAGGGTCAGAAATAGAAACTCCTGAAATTAATATTTTAAGCCGAAATATTCCAACTTCTAGGGGTGTTAAAGAATATATAAATACTAAAACAGGGGTTGATTTAGAACCTAAACCCACGACAGGAGCGCAGAGAGTAGCTATGCATGGTCTAGAGTTCGCTCTTCCAGGGGGTTTGTTCGCCAAGGGTGCAAAGGCGGCTAAAGGAGCTTCTACGTCAGCTCAGGCTGGCAGAACACTAAAGGGTGCTCTTACAGGTGCTGGTATTGGCTTAACAAGTGGCGTACTGCAAGAAGGAGGAGTTGATCCGCTAGTCGCTGATATTGGTTCATCATTTGCTTCACCATTTGCAGCAGCTACAGCAGTAAAGTCTGTAAAAGGAACTGGTAATTTATTGCATAAATTTACTACAGCAGGACAGAAAAAACAGATCGCAAGTGCAGCTGGTGATATTTTAAAAGATCGGGTCGGTGAGAAAAATATTCAAAAGGTAATCAAAAATTTAAACGCTCCAACTCCTTTTGATACAAGGCTAACTACCGCTGAATTAGCTCAGAACACAGGAATCTCAGGGCTTGATAGAGCCTTATCGCCTAACATTCCAGCTATTGCAGAAAAACAAGCTCTTGCTGATAGTATCATGAAAAAACAATTAAATATGTTGTCTCCTAAAGTGGGTTTAGAGCCTGAAAAGCAAGGCGAGGCTATTAGGGATTACTTGTCTAAAGAATTAAAAAGCAGGAAACAAATAAGGGGAGACGTCACCGAACCACTTTATCAGAAAGTGAATCAGATAAGACAAGGTGTTGATCTTCCAAACACGCAAGCTTTTCTACAAAGAGAAGGTGAATTTGCGAAAGGAGACATAAAAAAGAATCTCAATTATGTTGAAGATATTATTAGAAGTAATACTACATCTAAAAGAGACGTGGCTAATCTTGATAAATTATATAGCAACTTAGGGCAGAAAGCACGGTTACAGCTTCAAAAAGAAGTTTCGAGTAAACCTGTGCCAATTGAGCTAACTAACGCTCTAAAAGACATCTCTGGGAGAATTGGCGCAGCTAAGAAATCTGGTAATCATGAAGTGGCTCGAGTTTTATCAGAAGCAAAATCTAATCTTCTCAAAGATATGGCTCAAATACCCGAGGAAGAAATAGCAAGATCTGCTTACGCCCGATTATCCAAACCAGTCTCTGCTATCGAAAAAGAGCCTCTTCTAGGCAAGATTGTCAAAAAAGATGTTTTTAATCAAGAGTTTTTAACTTCCCCAGAGAAAATTCCCGACATGATATTGCGTGGTAGCTTAGATAATACCAGAGCTTTGGTATCTCAAGTGGGGAAAAGTAAGAAAACCATGGATATAATAAGAGGTTCAGTAGTCGATAAGTTATTAAATACCTCTGAGCTTTCTTCTATAAACGCTTCTGGACAACAAAATCTTTCGTATAATAAAGTAAATAACTTTTTAAAAAAGAATAAAGGAAAGCTTGAATATATTTTTGATAAAGATCAGGTCAAGGTTTTAGATGATGTAAAAGGCATTCTAAAAAGACGTAACATGGTAGCTACTATGGGGAGGGGTGTTGGCTCTAATACGCAATCTCAAACCACCCTTTTAGAGGGTCTTACTAATCCAGTAAAACAGTCCATAGGCAAGAAACTAATAAATAAAATTCCAGGTGGAAAATATTTAACGCCAGTATATGACATGGCTAAAGATTATGAAAAACAACAGATAACATCTTTATTAGAGAAGGCATTACTAGATCCCGATACTGCTAAATTACTCTTAACCCCCGTAAGTTCCATTAAAAATGAGCAGAGTTTAAAATCAATTTTAACAAAAGTTGGTATCCCTGCGGCCGCTTATTCTCTAAGTAAGCCAAGACAGAAGGAGGAAAAATAACATGAATTACAACTCTTTAACCCAACAAATAGAGGATTACTCTAATAGAACGGATCAGTTTTTTATAAGTCAAATCCCTGATTTTATTAATCAAGGCGTTAGTAGAATTTATAGTGAAGCTAGAAGTATTGGCTTTCAGAAAATTGTACCTGGTAATCCTGAGTTTACTGAGAATAGTCCTTTGATTCCAAAACCCATAGATTGGAAAGAGACAATTAGTTTTAGCTATATTATTCCCGGTGCTCAACCAATCACTAATTACGTATTACCAAGAACTTATGAGTTTTGTAAAACATATTCACCTAATTCAGCTACAAGGGGTAATCCTTTGTTTTATGCAGATTATAGTATGCCTACGTCAAATGCAGGGGCGGGGCAGATCTTTATTACTCCCACCCCTACACTTGCTTTAAATTATGAGCTAATTTATTTAAGTTTGCCGTTATTCAATCAAGAAAACCCTGTAAATTTTCTTACCGATAAATATCCAAGTCTTCTTTTATATGCCTGTCTATTTGAAGCTATACCCTTCTTAAAAGATGATGAGCGTATATCGACATTTGAAGCTTTATACGCCAGAGCCTTAAAAGATCTTCTTGTGGATACTAAAGAAAGATACACCGATAGATTAAGCAAGAGGGATAAAGACTAATGGCCTCTAATCTTTATCCTTTAGTATATAACGCAGGCATCCAAAGAGATGGCACTCAATTTCAATCAGAGTATTGTCTTGATGGGCAATGGGTTAGATTTCAAAGAGGCAAGGTACGAAAAATAGGGGGCATGAAGGGAGCTAGTACAGCTGCTAATATGCAGAGAGTTACTGATTTATCTATTTTTCCTTGGAGAGCTGGAGGGGAGTCTTTAACTTTTATTTGTGGTGAGCTTGGAATTAGAGCACAAATTAATGCTCCTAATTGGACGTTTATTAGCAATAATGTATTATTCAATTACATAGCCCAAGCAGAGGATATGTGGAATACTGAAACCGTTGTTGATACTGGAGGATTAGCCTCTTATAGAGTATTTATGCGAACCAGAAATGCATTAAATATAAATAGCAACTTAGGGCCACCTATCTTTTATAGAAAAAACATTGCGAATGCCAATGCTGGCCCAGCTGAACTGACGCTTAATGCAGGTGTCAATCCATTAATCACTGGTGGTCTAGTCTTTGGCGCACCTTATCTGTTTTTATACGGCTCTAATGGCTTAGTGCAATACAGCCGAACAAATAATCCATTTATTTTTTTAGAAGGAAATGGTAGTGGATCTAATGTTATTTCCGCTGATAAAGTTATTTATGGTAGTCCAATTCGTGGCGGGGAGTTTAGCCCAACTATTCTTTTTTGGACTTTATCTTCTGTTGTAAGGTTCGCAAATACAGGACTGGCTGGCAACGATAATTTTACTGTTGATGTACAATCTAACAGCTCCTCTATTTTATCCAGTAAATGCGTAGTTGAGTATGATGGGATATATTTCTGGCCTGGAACGGATAGGTTTTTTGTCTATAACGGTACAGTTCAAGAACTAGATAACCGCTTAAATCTCAATTACTTTTATGACAATATTGATATGGATAGGCGTCAACAAGTTTTTGGCGTAAAAAACACAAAGTATGGTGAGATATGGTGGTTTTATCCAGTAAGAGGCATCCTAGGACCGAACTCAAGAGCCATAGTATACAACAAGAGAGAAAATACTTGGTACGATACCAATATTTCTAGAACAGCTGGTGTATTTTCCGCTGATTTTGGTTTTATGAGTAGTTATGGACGATTCCTTGCGAATGAACAAGATTTAATAGAGAGCAATCTTTGGAAACATGAGGTGGGAGCTACACAAGATGCGGTTCGTGCTGCTGCTAGAGTGATAGATCCAATCGTTTCTTCTTTTACAACTCCTATAATTTCATGGGTAGCGTTTCCTCCAAAAGTTGACAAAGGAGCTAAACCATCTCAATTAATTAATAGATGGATAGACCTGCAAAGAATAGAACCTGATTTTGTAAATCTAGAAAACCTTATAAACATAAATTTTTCTGTAATAGTCAATACACAGGAATATGCTCAAAGCGTTATAGTTAGAAGCCCAGCTCAGGCTTTTACAAATACTACACCGAAACTTGATATGAGAGTTCAAGGGCGAAACATGAGCCTTACATTCACCTCAGAAAATGGTTTTGAAGTTGGCAAGATAATATTATTACTTGGTATGGGGGATGCACGATAATGGCAGTAGTTTGGCCAGAATATATAACTTTGAATGATTGGGCTGGTGCGTTAGTAGTCGATTATCCCAAGGCCTATCTTCCTCTTTTAGATGACGAGCAGAAGTGGAAAGAATGGGGTCAGTTCGTAGTTGGAAGAGGTATTTTTGCACGAAATAACGTCCCCCCTCCCTTTTCTCTTTTTCAAGGAGAGCGGAAGGAAGACTTTACAGATTGGCAAGAATGGGCGAAAGTCGTCTATTTGCTGGTAAATGAGAAATTTAATAAAAGAAGGTAGGAATGTTTGATACAAGATTTAATAGTGGTTACCAAAATACAGTTATGCCATTAAACACAGAGCCGTATGCTCAAAGTGGGATGTTGCCCAATATGATGAACAATAATATCCCTTATCCTGTTCCTCCTTCTCAATCAATGCCTGCTGCTAATATTCCAGGTCAGAATAGTGTAGCTTATGCAGGTGGTGGAAAAGTAAAAAAGAAAAAAGCTAGTAAGGAAAAAAGTCCTTATCCTATGTTAGCTGAGATGATTAGAAAGCAAGGAGAGGGTGAAGATACTGTCTTAGCTCATATTAACCCGCTAGAAGCCATGATGCTAAAGGAAATGGGCGGTAGTGGGACAATTAATAAGAAAACTGGATTACCGCAATTTGGTATTTTCAACAGCCCAGGGAAATGGTTTAAAAGTGTACTAGGACCAGCAGCAGGAGTGGTTATTGGTAATATGCTTCTACCAGGGATAGGTGGAGTGATAGGTGGAGCTTTAGGTGGAGCGACAGGGTCAGTGTTTCGTGGCCGCAAGGATTTAGGAAAAGCTGCTCTTAGAGGTGGTATGATGGGAGCTGCTGCACCTACAGGCGCCGCCCTTCTTGGTAGTGGAGCAAATGCAGTAGGAGCCACGGGAATTGGCGGTAGTTTGAGTAATTATGGAGCGCAAAATGCTATATTACCCTCTATAGGTCTGGGTAATATGTTCGGAGGAGAAGGAGCTGCTGGTGCGGCTGGTGCGGCAAGTTCAGGAAGCGGCGCAGCTTCAAAAGCAGTTGCCTCAGAGGCTGCCTCTAATGCTGCCACCAAGGCTGCATCCGAAGTTGCCTCTAGGAGTTGGACAGATAGGCTAATGGATCCTAGCAATCTATTATCAATGGGGAGTCTTGCTGCTAGCGTGCTGGGTCGTCCGAAAGAAAAGAAAGAAAAAACACCAGAGCAACAAGCGGATGAACATAAACGCTTACAAAAAGCACTTATGTTAACTCCTGAAGAGAGGTCTGCCAAAGAGAATGCACTAGTTGCTGAAGAGCAAATGAAAAGAAGAGTAGCTAGGAAAAAATTCTTACCTGAGGAGCGGTTAGGTAATCTTGACCCCCTATATCGTAAAAGTCATACCCCAGAAGAACGTAAAAAACATGGTAAGTGGTTTAGTTATTACAACGACCCTAATTATACTGGTACAGCTAGGCCTTATCAAGAAGGGGGAGAAGTCTCTCCTGATATGATGTATGAAGCTGAAGAAATGCAATACCCAGAAGGATCAGGACGTTATTTTCAAGGAGAAACGGGAGGGCGAGATGATAAAATAAAGGCTCTCCTTTCTGATGGTGAATACGTTATACCAGCTGATGCTGTCGCTCATTTAGGAGATGGAAATAATACAGCTGGAGCAAAAAGATTAGATAAGGCGTTAAAAAATATACGCAAACAAAGAGGTGGTTCTGTACATAAATTACCACCAAAGGCAAAATCATTAACAAGCTATTTGAGAGGTTAAGTTCATGGCAGTAGGAAGTAGATATGCATCTGATTTAGCACCTGAAGAAATTTTTAACGAAGCTGAAATGGTTTTAGCCAGAGATCAAAGAAAAGCCTCTGGTTTGGGTTATCCAGTATATAAGGGGCAAACAATAGCTCCTATGTCTAGCCTTACTCAAAGAGCTAGAACTTTAAAAGAAGGCTTTGCAAAAAAACCTGCTCCGTATACTAGAAAATTAGAAACTGTATTAAATCGTCCTAATACAGGCATTTCCCAACAAAATATACAAGATCAATTACGGATGTTGGGTCGTGGGCAGCAAACTTTTAGCGAAGACCAAATGTTAGGTGCTTTACGCAACCAATTTAGAGAATCATACAATCCAAGAGTCGATAGATTTAGAGGAAAAGGTCGGAGAGATCTTAGAAGAGGACAAGCCGAAGCGGAATCAAGTTTTGGTGATATAGGAAGAGCAAGTGGTACTTTGGAGCAATCTAGTAATGAACAGCTGGTAAGAACTCTTAAAGGCTTGCAGGCTCAAAAAGAAGCTCGTAGAAAAGGCTTAACTGGAACGCTTGAACAATTTGGAGCGCAAAAACATGGGCATACAAATTTAGTTAATAGAGCGGCACAAAATCAATTTAATCAAGAAGCAAATGCACCTTTTACAAGAATGCAGATGCTAAGAGAATCACTCGGACCTTTGCGTGGCAATACTGCCTTGGGAGTTAACCCAGACATACAAGACCAAGCAGGAAGAGACGCTTTACAGGGATTAAGAGCTTATGGTGTAGATACATCAGCACCAACCAATCAATGGACAGGTAAAGATAGGCCTGCATATCCAGGACAATTAGTCGCAGATCTTACCCCAGAGATAAAAGCTTCTCATAGCACTTTAGAAGGTATGAATCCTAAATATAAAGATACTCTTTATGATAAACGCAAAGGACTAACCAGACAATTAATGGGCAATGAAAGCGTTGGGGGGCAAGCTATGGCAGCAGTCCCTGAAAGAATGCGTGGTGCGGTTGAAGGACTTGAGTCTGAAGCTAAACAAAAATTAAAAAAAGATTTAGCCGCTATAAGCCATCAATTTGTACGAGCTAATCAATATGGCTCTCCACAACATATTCAAGCAGCCGAGGATAGAGCAAGAGAAGTTTCAAAGGCTACATTTGGCGAAAGAAATAAATTGTTACAAGGCTCAATGAAATCCGAATTATCTTTAGGGCATCAAGGACAAATCTCTAACCTTCGTCAATTAGGTCTATATGGCGAACATGGGCAAAAAGAATTTAGTGATGTACTTGGTAATGTTAGAGATATGAACAAGTTAGGATCTACTAAATGGGGTAATGAGCAAGCTGAAAACGAAGATTTATACAAAGACTATCAAAGCCAAGCAGGTTGGGAATGGCCTCATATGAAAGGAGCTATTGCTGGACAAGCTAGACGTGGAGCTTTAAGCGATGTGTTTAGCGGAATGCAAGATCGGAATATCTCCTTAGATCAACTGGCAAGTCTAAATACTAATTATAGTGAATTACAAAAAGAAAATGCTGCTCGTGTAAGCGATTTAGACACTAGAGATAAAACCATCAGTGATTTACAGAAACAATTAGGCGTATTTAATAAGAAACAGGAACGAAACCGCTTGCAACGAGCTAACGACAGAGAGAGAGCTGCTGAAGCGCAAAAGTTGCAACGACTGAAAGCTGAGAGTGGTATCTACCTAAATCGTTGGAATCAATTAATGGCTCGCAAGGCGGAAGCTGATCGTTATTATGCCCCAATCCCAGGTAATGCACTCGGGTGGTCGCAGAGCATGTCAGATATGACGCATAATCATGCATACCCTGCGGATCAACGTGGTGGACACATCCTAGGCCCAGCTGATTTTAGAAACCAACGTACTGCGTTAGCCAAAGAGGCTAGTAAGGCTGGCATAAATGCTGGTACAGCATTCCCTGGATATTGGAATAGTTAATACAACAATAAAGGAGACGATATGGTAGGAGCAAAAGAATTTGCGATAAAGCGCAAAGTAATTGAGAAAAAAAAGAATAACCCGTTGGTGGATGGGATATCTATCCCAAAATTCATGATGCCTCATGAAAATGAGATAAAACACATGACGGGGTCATTTTTAGATAAATTAAAGCCCAATGGTTTTAGTTTGCCGAAAGTAATAGAGCATAAAGAAATCATGATAAAGCGTTTTCCTAAAATGGCAAAGCCTCATGATACTCGTACGATTAACCCAATTTTAGAAGAATCAGACGATCATCAACCTATTACAAAAAGACCAAGACAAAAGAGTTCTTTCTCACATATGGGCAGGGATGCGGTTAATACACACCCATTTCTTGACTTTATGAGATCAAATATGGAGGGAGAAACTAAACATGAAGAGCATGAAAAACATGAAGAATGCGAGGGTTTTCCTGATGAATTAGCAAACCATATAACCTACAAGGTATTTCAAAATATCAAGAGTTATTTAGAAAAGGACTCGGGTAAATCTATGGGGAATAGACAAATTAAACTCGAGATTAGCCTTTAGATGATAAGGCACAAATTTAGAGCAATACCCACTGAAATTGATGGTATTAAGTTTGCCTCAAAAAAAGAGGCTAGGCATTATAGAAATCTTGAACTACTTAAGAAATCAGGTGAATTGTTATTTTTCCTAAGACAAACTCCTTGGCATTTACCAGGGAATGTTAAATATTTAAGCGACTTTGTCTGTTTTTGGAAGGATGGAACTACTACTGTTGAAGATGTTAAGGGCATGAAAACTCCTATGTATATCTTGAAGAAGAAACAGGTTGAAGCTCTTTATGGTATCGTTATCACGGAAGTCTAGCTAGCCTTTGTTTTCTAATCTGTATGCATTCGCAACGTCTATAGTATACACAAGGTGGGGCTGATTTTTTCTTGCTTTATTGTATTTTTCTTTAGACAGGCCAATTGTCTTTTCAATAGCTTCTTCAACTGGCATTTCAACCACAAGCATAGCAAGTTTCATGATTTCCTCTTCAAACAAAACATCATGATATACTATTTGTTTTGGTTTGTTTGCACGCCTTCCCATAAGTTTAGAGGAAGGTGTTATTTGTTTGGGTTTAAATCTCACTCGAGGATTAGAATCACTACCTCGAAGATAGACCTCATCAAACTTAGAACTTAACCTACGGAAATTATTAAATCCTACAGCCGTTAAATTCATAGCCTTCATTAATTCTTTCTGAGTCAGGGTTTTCGATAGTTCTTCGACTTGAGCAATCTGTTCTTTTGTTGGTGGAGCAAGAAAATGTAAAAACTGAGGATTAGAATCACTACCTCGAAGATAAGCCTCATCAAACTTAGAACTCACTCTACGAAGATTGTTAAATTGTTTAGCTCCTAAGCCCATAGCCTTCATTAATTCTTTCTGAATCAGGGTTTTAGATAGTTCTTCGACTTGAGCAATCTGTTCTTTTGTTGGTGGTTTAAATATTGTCATTTATCTTCTTTGTAGAACCAAGAGATATCCTGTGCCAAAACTTGCGCAACTAAAAGTAATTTGCTAGCTGAAATTTTGTTAATAGCTTTTTCGTATTTCATCACTTGTTGAGGACTAACGCCAATCTCCCTTCCTAGTTGACTACCTGTTATTCTGCGAATTTTTCTTAGCGTACGAATTCGCTCTCCGATGAGTTTATCAACTTCATCACAACTACTTCTCATTTTCACCTTTCTTTTGAAATATATTATTATACTGATTTACGTATTCATTCATTATTGGTACACATTCATCAACCGCCTCAGAAATACGAGCTTGCATTACCTCGTCATATCCCACCCTAAAAATGAATAATCCGTTGCCTTGAACTGCATGCTTAGGATTGAATAGCACATAATCACACCATTTTCTAGCGCATACGTACAAATTAAACTGCATTTGCATATAATGCTCTTTTGCAATGGCCTCTACACCCTTTTTTGATATCTCAATAACATGTCGAAAATAATTATTTGAGTCTGGCACTTTTATTTCTATCATACCATCCTCACCAACTAATCCATCAGGAGAGCATGCTATATGATCGCTCAGTTGTACTAAGCCAACCTCCTTAACTGATGTGAATGTAGAGGTTATATATTTGTTTCTGGCTACGGTTTCGTGTTCCCAGCCTCGTTGAATATGAAGATTTAAATACTCCTCACCATCTGCTTTACAACCAGTTACAATCTCATTAGCTCTATCGTAGAGGTATTTTTCACGAGCTGCTTTAGTTCCTAGCAGCTTATAAAAACAGGAGGCCGTTATTTTGCCTAGCCTTAACTCATGCCATTTATCGCTTCCCTGTTCAAGGTCAGCATGTACTTGTATTTGACTCATTTAAAAACTGCTCTTTAAGTGAAAGAAAATTAATTATGCCGTTGGTGATAGTATCAGTATGCTGGCTATCAATATTATGGAATTTAGCAAATTGTTTAGTATCCAATTTGTGTTCAATGCATAAATCCATAAATTCCTTTACCACGGTTAGATCTTCGTCTTTTTCTTGGAGACTATTACCTTTGCGTATACTTTGAGCATCGTCATCTTCTTGGCTAAGTCCTACTATTGCTGAAAATGCGTACCGTCTTGCGTACGTAAGGCCAGCTCCTAGTTGCTGTAATGAATTACATTGCTTCATCACTACGTTTTCTACGGCAAATATTGATTTTAGCCATTGGCCAGATTCATGAATCAATAATGTTATCAATATTTGTTTTCCGTTCATGTCTTGGCTCACTAGCTGAGAAACCGATAAGCCATTGTCAGCAAAAGGTTTTTTCACCGCAGTTAAACAACTAGCCAAATCTGCATACTTGTAATTAAATCCTTTTTTGTCCTTGCTAACGTTTTCTATAACAGCCTGAGCTTTACTTAAAGCAGCTGCTAAATTTTCAATTTGATTGCTCATTAAGGCATTAGCGTTGTAAGAGTTTTCGTTGTTTGTATTTTCCATAATCACCTCAATTTTCTATTAGTTTCCCATGTGGGTATTTAAATTCTATGTTCTTAAATTCAACATCAGCAAGAAAAGTTACATACTCACCGAGTGTTAAATGGCCTATTATTTTATTAGAGGTCTCAGCATTGAAAACTACTTTTTTAGCAACAATATTTGATGACTCTCCCGATCTAACATCACGAAAATGTGTTAGTCCTTCAAACAATACTTTTCCCGCCTCGTGTCTTTCAAAGACAGCTGTAAATTCAGTTTTATCCATTATTATAGCCCCACCGCTCTATCTGCAAGGTACTCTTTGTACATAGATTGTTGCTCTATCCACAGCTCGTTCTTTTCTTCTTCGATAGCTTGAGATAAACCTACTGGGTCATAATCGTTACTTCTCCAGTCAACATGCAGCTCGTCTGCGTCTTCAAGTAGATCTTCCCATTGATAGACTTTATCTGCGAATGAATCCCATGTGCCCGTATACTGAATACCGTATTTGTTAGCATTTCTTAAAACGCTTCGGATCTCCTCAGAAAGTAATGCTCTTTTACAGGCTTCAGAGGATAAACGAGACAATGTTGCTCGCATTTCTACTGTTACTTCGGGTAGGCTAATAGTTGGTGTATGAAAAGTAGGTATATCAGAGATATTAGGTTGTAACAGCTCTTGTGCTTTGGCTACGCTTTGACCTTCCCAATTTGGCAATATAGTTTTCATGATGCTACTCAACTTAGAATTATTTGATGAGCTTATTTTATCATGGTTTTTTGAAATGTGATTTTCTTGAGTATTTTGTAGGTATTTTCCAACTAATTGAGATTGGCCTAAGAAGCAGTAGTCTAAAAGTTGTTGATTTGTGGGCGTCTTTTTGGTATTAATCATAATACTACCTTGTTTGAGTTAAACATAAATAAACAAGTCGAAACGTTTGAAGCTACAACTTCGGGCGTTTTTTTTGTGCCTTGCTTATAGGTAGAGTATATATGGGAGAATTATATTGTCAACTAAAAAATTTTATTTTTTACAATCATACGTTTAATAAAATGATTTGCTTACTTGAAATGCTTCAATTAGTTCTAAAAGCATTTTCTTCTTTGCAAAATAGACATAAATTCTATTTTTTTTACGAGTAACAAAGCCACGATCCATTAAATGTTTTAAATGAATGTTAGCAGCCTGTCTAGATATGTTACTAGAGTTTTTTATTGTGTCAGCAGTAACACCACCTTTTGCGTCAAAAGCTAATATATATTTTAGTATTTCTTTCTGCCCTTTAGATAAAAATCCTGTAAAATTTATTGCTTCCTTACAAGTATCTATATTTTTCATAATATCAAATTCCTTTTTCATAGCAAAATTATTATTAAATAAAATCATTGACTTTTATTTTAAGATTAGTCATTGTTTACTAAATGATAGCAAATTTAGATTTTTCAAGAAACGAATTTGTTATTATTGGAGAACTTAGCAAGTAAAATGTTACTTGTTTGAGAGTTTGTTAATTTATATGGAGGGTTTTGTGTATTAGATTAGATTAATGGAACACACAAGAAGGTAAGAAGTAGACTTTAAGGACAGCGCCTACTAAACTGAGGAATACACAACTTCAGAATAGTAGCGTTTTGTCAAAAGGTCAACATCTTTTTTTATAAGTAAATAAAAATTAAGAGATAGACGTGAGATTAGCATTACAACAAACGCCAGAGCAGCAAGTTCCAACGCTTTTAAATAAGAAACAACTTAACAAGATTATTCTTAATCTGAATGGGACACCTGATTATTTAGCTATTAATATCTACTACGACACTCTCCGATCTTGGTATAATCCCAAAATAGGATATAAGAAGGATGGTAACATCTATCGCATCAATAAACTAAATACACCAGGGATTTTTCTTAATTACAAAAAGCTTTCAGAGGAACATGGCTGTAGTAAAGAAACTACCCGTACAAAGCTAGTAAAGCTAGAAAGTCTGGGTCTTGTACATAGAAGTTTCCAGCATCGAGAAACATCTACTACTAAATCGTTTAATAAATTAATAGTCTATGTTTGGAAAGAAACTCCGCATTTCTATAATAATTTCGGAATAGACTCCGACCAAGTTTCTAAATTAATACCACAAACTAATCATAAATATATAGAAGGAATACATGGAATCAGTTTTGCCTCCCAGCACATAAAGGATAAGGGGGGGGCTATCCAGACGTGCCTGGATACAAAAGAACTAAATAACACTATATCTTTAAATAAAGATATAGATCTAAAAGCTAATTTTTCTGAAATTTCTTCTATGCAAATTCAAACTCCAGCTTCGGATTTGAATAATAAAAAGATTGTTGCCAAAAGAAAAAAGCCTACTAACGCTCAAAAGAAAGCTAGGGTCTATAAACCTAAATTCTTGCAATATGAAAAAACTAAAACTTTAGTTGAAATGCCACCAATCACTGCCATTGAATGCTCTAATATTCAGTTAAAATCAGGTCGTGATTTCAATCTTAATGCACTAAATGAAATGCTAAAGGATATGGCTAAACGCTTAGATCGAGCGTTTTGTTCAAGGGCGCAGTTCCTAGCTTATTTTGCTAAATGTATGGTGCATGAGAAACGCCAAGCTTGTCAGATCAACAATGAGAATTTTAGGATAACTGCTACAATGACAGAGGTAGAGGCGACTGAGCATGTTACATTGCAGAAACGAGATAACCACCTAAACGAGACAGAGACTCGGGCTTATACCCATAGGACGGACGAAAGCCAGTACAGGGCAAAGCTAGTAGGCACAATGCAACCATGGCAAGCGTATTATTTTTTGTCAAACCTAAAAACCATACGCAAAGTAAAAAATACGTTTGAATTGCACATGGCCAAACAGGTAGAGCTAACACAGTACTCGTTAAAAATGATACTACAACAAGCGCAAGCAGTGGGCTATTACTGTGGAGTTGAGAAATTGCAAATAATTATAAATGGAGAAAAATAATGTTAATGGAAGAAACATCTAAAAGCATAAGCTTCAGAGCTGCTGATTTGTCTACTAAAGAAGAGGTTTATGAATTACGAAAGAAAGTTGAATCTATGAGATCAGAACTTAACTATTTAAAATTGCTACTACTCACACAAAATAGGGATAAATCATGACTATTAAAAAGAAGAATATTATTAGTGAAGAAGAACAAAGGCCTAAAAAACACAATTTCTGGGCTAAGATTTTCTTAGAAAAAGACGGTGATTTGAATCAATTTGTATTCTGGTCATTGTTCTATTGTTTATTTTTCTTTATGCTTCTTTGGCAATACTTTCAATTCGACTTCTAATTCCAAAAGGAGTTTAGCTCTTATAGCAGTATTTATTTAATTTAGCCGTCTTCGGAAGATCTAGGTAATAGTCCTTTGTTTCTTTTTCCATTCTGGAAAATTCCATAACTCCCCAAGTAAATAAAAGGGTAGCGGGTAAAGAAACACATAATATTCCGTAATTTCCGAAGTGATCTCTAAAATAATTTAGTCCAAAGGAGGTTACTATATATAAACAAACGTGAGCGATGGCGTTTAGAGAAGCTGAAAATTTAAAACGCTCTAAAGTTCCAAAATGTATTAAAAAAACCCCTTTTGCAGGAATAGTAGAATTGCCCCATACAACACCTATTACTTGAATAAGTAATATAAGATAAGGACTCTCTGCTGTTGTTAGCAAAAATGGTATGAGACATAAAAAGGGTATGTAGAAAAATATTTTAAACCTTAGGATTTTCAAGGGGTGAATAAATTTTGTTAAATAAACCCAAAAAAACAACCCTACCATATTAAATAATGACAAGATAAAATTATGGTCAATCACCATTTTTCTAGAGAAGCCAAACTCATCTCTTAATATACTTCCACAATACACATAGGAAAAATAAAAACATACTGGCCAACCACAGAAAGAACAAAAATAGGCAAACTTAGTTCTTATTGGAGATTTTTTTAGCAAAGGGTCTAATTGTTTATTTATTAGCGCTAATTTTCCTTCTTGTGTCTTTTTATCAATATTTAAAAATAACAACAATTTTTGATGCGCTCTTAAGAATTCGGGGGACTCTTTCATGATAATCCTTGCTTTGTAACCAATTATTGCAACAATAGACCCAAACCAGAAGACCATTCTCCAATCTAAGTTAAAAGCAAGAATGAGTTTTGCAACCAGAAGAGCAAATGACATTCCTAATACTCCTGCATATGATATTAAGGCAGTAGAAAAATACCTCTCAGGGGGCGACAAATTTTCAGCCATGTATATTTCTGAACTACCAACTTCACCCATAGAAGCAACCCCTTGTATTAAACGACATAAGGTAATAACGATAGATGCTGTAATACCAATTTGAGCGAATGGTGGTAAGTTAGCAATTACTAAGCAACAGAAAGCCATTGTAAACGTACTAAAAATCAATAGACTTTTTCTACCGTATTTGTCCCCCAAATACCCTAAAACCACCCCCCCAAATGGTTTAAAACAGAAGGTAGAACAAAAAGAAAATGCACTTATATATTTCTGAGTAAAATCATTATTAGAATCAAAAAATATATCATTTAATATTGATGCCATATGCACATAAAGCATCAAATCAAAATATTCTAAAAACGTTGCTGACATTAGAATTAGACGATTCTTTTTATAGTACTTATGGTTATGCATATTATTTAGTTATTTTATGTTAACCATCAAGCGTAATCCTTACGGTTTTCATTCTTTAAATTATCACTTACACTATTTGGATGCAACAAACACATCGACTTTAAATTATGGAAAAAGTTACAATTGCTATTTTTGCCGACCTTTTAAAAATTTTTCCAACGGGGTCAACGGATTTAGTAGTAGTAGAGGCATGCCTTGCACGCAATGGGTTTGAGTCAGGTTGTTGTTCTGATCTAATAATATCCGCTAAAACTGGTCTATCACATAAATGTATTCAATCTTCATTCATACGTCTAAAAGATAGGAAAATTTTTGTAGATATTAAAAGAGTGCAAAGAGAGCGTTGGGGAAGAATATGTATTGAAGATTATAAAAATACATACTCATCGTCATTGTTAACTACATCTCACACGAATAATTATAGTGATGTTTTCACTGGAACTATAACAAAGATAGACAAAGAGCAATCTAAAATATTTCTAGAAGATAATAACAACCCTTCTATAGCTTTCTGCTTTAATTCTTCTTCCCTAGTTTTTGCTCTTACTATCGGCACTAAAATTACTTTTAACGGATCTTTAATTACTCAGGAAACTGGCGTTTTGATGGTTTATATGCATGAAAAAAGCGTTAGAATTTATTCCGAAGATATTAACTTTTAATAAAGGCGGCAAGGGTTATGAAAGAATATATATACGATCTAAAACAATGTTTTGAAAGACTATACAATTATATAAACGATCTTGAATTAACAGAAAACCAAGTAAACAGAATTTTTACCGAACTTGATAAATTAGAAGATCTGATTGTGATGCTCGAGTCTTTTAGCGAAGGCATACTATGAAAAAGCTTTTAGACATTAATGATATAGAGACTATAGCCGATCGTATTAAGCGAATAATGCTAGCAGATAATAACCCAGCTTTGATTGTTAATGATGTAGTAACACTTCTTGGTTTAATAGACGTATTGAAGGTAGAAACGAATTTCACGATTAATGAGATGCGTCAGTATTTGACAAATATATATCAGTGGTTGTCTAAAAACGATGACTTTCGTCTTTTTGAAACATCGCTAACTGATTGTTCCTCAAAGGAAGTCACTCAGTGTCGATATAATTTAGAGGTCGCTTTAAGAGCGACTAGGCCACACCTTAATAAATTAGCTGAAGCTATCGATGATCTGGACATATGTATTAACCAACTAAAATTGTCTATTGCAAAAGAAAGGGAAGAACGAAAAAAAGCTAAGAGAGAACAAAAGCTAAGAATTAAGGCCGAGTCCACTCATATAAGCGCAACGGCCAAGGCCACCTCATGAAAGCAGTGGCATTTACAGTGGAAGAAAATCAACCAAAAAGACATTCAATAGTCTTAAAAAGAAAGAAGTTGCTAAATGAGCTGTTAGTGAACTCAAGGGGTGTCACCTACCTTAATGCTGTTGAGCTATATTGGTACTTGCGATCTTTTCATAATCCAATCAAAGCACGTAAGAAAAATGGCAATGTGGTTAGTATTAGCAAACTACATACAGATGGACTGCATCTTAATAGAGAGAAATTAGCTAAAGATCTTAGTTGTTCAAAACGTACAATCACTGAAAATCTAGCTCTTTTAGAAAGATATGGATTAATTGCTCGTGATTATACAAAAAAAGGCACTTCCGTAAATCATTTAGTTATCTACGTATTAAAAGATACACCGTATTTTTACAATGAATATGGTGTATCAGAAAACAGAATCTCAGAACTAAAACCACATACAAGCAGCACTTATAATGAAGCAAACTTTGGAACTAAATTTAACCCCCTAAACATAGGAGTTAGTAGTGACACGGCCGCACTAGGGTACTGCGACGGTCGCACTACAGATAACTTAGAGGAAGAATTATTATTATCTTACAATAATAATAATTATTCTTCCTTGTACGATAGCACTCAGAGCAAAAAAAATAATATCCGTTTAGTTGAAACAAATTCTCCAAACCCACCGCTAAAAAAATCATCATTTGGGAATGATTTTTACGCTAGCTCAGAGTGCGAGGAAAGAAACACCTACTGCGATGATACGGCAGGAGATGATATGCCCGATTATGCTACAGCAGAATTTGGGTTACCTAGCATGCTTACTGAAAAAGCAAATAAGAAATTGCCAGACCCACAACCAGCACCAATAGCTGCGTTAGAAGATCGAACAAACAAAATGGTATCAATGCAAGATTTAATGCAGCTAATACCAGAGCCAATTATAGAAACCCAAGAGGAGGAGGAAATTATGGCATTACCAGCGCAGAAGCAGGATTTAAGACAACATCTCAATTATGAAATTCACAGGACATTTCCAAAGAATACATCAGAGTCTTTGCAGGAAAGCCTAGTTATTACACCGATTGCACCAAATAAAATAGGCGTAAAGTTCAATAAAAAAATACCACTCAAGACTGATGAGAAAGCGCAGCTAAGAGAATGTATCAAGGTTGTATACGGTGATAGCATTGTCATGGTTGCAATTAATGCAACACCTGAAATCGAAGAAGTAGCTAAGCCAAAAATCAAAATGCCAACTGCTGAGGATAGTGCTAATCGTGGTATTCAAACGCCATTAGTAACTTCACCAGCTGAGTTTAAATGGCAAAGCATCAAAGATTATCTTTTGTCTTCCATCGATCACAATTCAAGAGAACATTTGAAATATGCGTTAGGACAGACTAACATTTTGTCGCTTGATGGTAGAAAACTTAAGCTTAGTGCCAAGTATAGCGCATGCGACAAACTGTCTAATCATCAATCGCTCGTAGAATCAGCAGCTAAATATCATGATGTAGATATTGAAGTAACAAATATTAATGATAGGGATACTTTGTATTTTCCATGGGTATTTGATTCAGAAACTTTAGCACCATTAATATTAGAGAAAAAAGATAATGATAGAAGATAAAATAATGAATAGGGAAGATATTAGATTACAGCGTCAAACAATGGAGACTTTAGAGTTTAAACTTCTAGTAGAAGATGGCCGTTCCAACCTTACACAAAGTGAGCTGGTTCTTATTTCGAGGTATTTATTAGATATAAGTACTGAATTAAATTGCATTGAAAAAATAAGATACTTACTTAGTAACTGGGGGATAGAGAATACTCTGCAATATTTGTGTGGTAGCCCGATTAAGCTGGGAGAACCATCTTATAATTACACACCCTCTATATTATTCGCTCGAATATTTGATGATAATAAACGCTCTATTTTAGAATTAATAGACGCCACAAGGGAGAATAAATAATGAAACCAATAGAATTTAGAAAGAAGTATCCTGAGTTAATTAAAAGAGTGAGGGCGTCTATTGAGACTTGTGTTGACTGTAACGCTCCAGATAAAACAAATTCAGAAGTGGTCGAGATGCTTTTGAATGCGATATTAAACCCACCCTTTGGTTGTGATCATGGAGATCCTGATTTTTTTGCCCAAAGCCTAGACGATTACATTAATATTAGAAAAAAAAGATAAGGAGAATAAACAATGAATACATCAGAAATAAGAATAATGTTTAAAGATGAAGTAAGTGATGTGGAGGAGTCTATTGCGAACTACATGAGGTGGAAACAAGGCGATTCAGAGTGTAACTACAGAAATGACATCGAAAATGAAGACGAGGATGCATATGAGTTTTATGATAATTTTATAACGCAATGTGTAGTAGAGGATATTAAAGCATTACAAACATTATTAAAGGAGAATAAAAATGACTAACACAGAATTAAACTACTCAACCGCAGAGCCACAAAATAGCTATTCGGTTATACCAGACAAAACTATAGCCAAAGTGCGTATGCATGTAAAATTTGGATACCATAATGATGATAGCAAAGGTTGGACTAACGACTGGGCTACAAAGAGTGAGCGAACAGATGCGGTATATCTTAATTGTGAATATACGATAATTAGCGGTAAATATGAAGGGCGTAGAGTTTGGAGTATAATTGGATTGCATAGTGAAAAAGGTGATAAATGGGCGCAAATGGGTAGAAGCTTCATCCGTACAGTACTAGAATCAGCTAACGGTATACATTCAAACGATGTAACAGAAGCGGCAAATAGTGCTAGAACTATCAAGAGTTTTAAAGAGCTGGACGGTATAGAGTTTATAGCCCAAATTGATGTATCACCTGACCAAGAAGGAAATGATAGAAATGAAATTAGATATGCTATAACTAAAGAACATAATGAATATGATGCTTTAATGAAGCTAAACGGTAGGTTTAAAATAGGGCAAACTAAAGCTATGCCAGAAAAAGATCTTGTAGAAGATGAGTTGCCGTTTTAATATTTAAGGTGAAAAATGACTATAAAAAAATATGCTGTGAAGCCAGGGAAAAGCGAAAAAAGCCCTGAAGCTCTAAATAGATTATGGGATGAGTGTCGAGAATATAGAGAGCAAGCGAGAAGGATGGCGCAATATGATGCAGATCTAGCCTTGGGAAAATATATTGAGTTTCTAAATAGGCAAAAAAACAGAGCTTCTGGTCAAATAGTAAAAGTGTGATAATATAATGAAATTAAAATAGTTAGAACAATGACAATGGAAACTAAGATAGAACAAAGAAAAAAGCAAAAACAGAATGTGTTTAAAACTAAAACGAAGGGAGTTAGGGTTTTGAATAGACCTGCTAAAACTCATGATGAACCATATGTTGAAATAAAAGCAAAGCCCAAATGCATGATAATTAATAGAATATGTAGCTGGATTAAAGATAAGTTTGAATAAGAAAAAAGATGATTGAGTGGAAAACAAAGACTATAAAACTCCAAGAGTTAAAAGAATATGAACACAACCCACGAAAAATAGACAAGAAGGAGCTTGCAAAGCTTGCTGATTCAATTAAGCAAGATGGA